CCTTGGGCTACACCAACACCATAAAATGCTTCAGCAGTTTTTTATGGTCTTATTGATGATTGGAATTTGGCTTATAACCCATCTGGGGATAACACAGCTTCTGCTTTAGCTTCTGATGGTTTTACTTTGCTTGCAACACAGTCTTTGTCTGCTCATACTGCTACACCTCAATTAACTGGTGAACGTATTAACGCTGTTTTGGATAGACCTGAAGTTAATTGGCCTGCTAGTGCCAGAAATGTTGATGCTGGTCAGATTACTTTGCAGGGTGATGTTGTTTCTGATGGTGCTGGTGCTTTGAACTATTTGCAGATTGTGGAACAGACTGAACCTGGTTCTTTGTTTATTTCTAAGGATGGTTTTGTTACTTTTCAGGATTCTTTGACTGGCCCATCTTCTGCTACTTCTGTTGATTTAACTGATGATGGTACTGGTATTCCGTTTTCTGGTATTTCTGTTGTTTATGGTTCTGAACTTTTGTATAACCGTGTTGTTGTGACTCGTGCTGGTGGTTTACCTCAGACGGCTGAGGATTCTGATTCTCAGACTGCGTATGGTATTTCTTCTTTGAACTTGGATGGTTTGTTGTTTGATAATGATGCTGATGCTTTGGATTTAGCTCAGTATTTGGTTGGTCAATATTCTGAGCCTGAGTATCGTTTTGATTCTTTAACTGTTCAAATGTCTGAGCTGACAACTGCTCAACAGAATCAGTTATTGACTTTGGAATTGACTGATCAGGTTCGTATTAAGTTCACCCCGAATGGTATTGGTGACCCGATTGTCAAGTATGCGGGTATTACTGGTATTGAGCACAGAATCGGTATTTTCATTCACGAACTTACTTTTAGATTTGAAACCTTGGATTATGCAGCGTTTGTTTTGGATGACCCTATCTTTGGTGTGTTGGCTGGTGTTACAACGTTTGATTTGAGCAGCGTGACATATGACAGTTCCGCTATAAACTATGATGGTAATGACTTAGGTTTCTCTAACAGGTTAGGTGCATAGTGGCAATTAGTTTTCCAACAAGTTTAGATAATTTCACTAATCCGTCATCTGGTAACACTCTTGATTCACCATCCCATTCTTTGCAACACTCTGACATAAATGATGCTGTTGAGGCTTTAGAGCGAAAGATTGGTGTTGGTACTGCTGTTGCTGGTTCTGCTTCTGCTGGTCAGGTTTTAACTATTAGTGCAGCAGGAACTTCAACTTGGAGCACACCAACTCCAGCAGGCGCAGTTGCATTAGGAACTGCAACACTTTCAGGAACAAGCACAGTTATTTCTTCACTTAGCCAAGCGTACAGAGATTTAATTGTTGTGGTTAAAAATGCAAACATTTCAACAGCAGGTTACATATTTTTTAACCCAGTTCAACATTTATTTCCTAAACCTTTTAGATTGTGATACAGAAACAGATGCCGAAGTGGCACAAATGCAAGCAGACGCCCAAGCCTACGCTGAAGCCAAAGCCCTAGAAGATGCAGCAAAAGCCGAAGCCGAAGCAAAAAAAGTTTCAGGCAAAGCCAAACTAAAAGCACTCGGTTTATCTGATGCTGAAATAGAAGCGTTGGTTGGCTAATGAAACTATCAATCGTAAAAGACGTAATATTTCGCTCAATCGCTTTATTTATGACTATGGCACTTCCTGCTATCGGTGCTGGTGCATTCGCTGGTGTTGAACCAGTCCAATCAGCACTTATCGCTGGAGCACTTGGTGTGTCAAAAGTTCTTACAGATTTAGCCAAAGCATTCTTGGATGACGGACAACTTACACAAGATGAAGTTGATGCTGTATTCAAACGTGCTAATAAAAAGGCTGAGGGTGGCAAATAATGGCGTTGCCAATTAAAGATGGCAAAATTACTACCCCTTATGGTAAACCTGGCAAAATGTGGAAAAATGGTCATACAGGCGTTGATTACGCAGTACCAACAGGGACAGATGTATTAGCCGCAATTGCTGGAATAGTAACTCCATCTAATTGGGGGGCTGCGTATGGAAATCAATTAGTTATTAAATCTAAATTTAAAGACAAAGAGCAAAAAGTTTTTATAATTCAAGGCGGACAAGGGGCAGGCAAAACCATTGCTATACTGATGCTGTTAGCAGATTATCTACAACGAAACAAAGCAGAAGGAACTATTTGCTCTGCGGAATTAACAAAGGTAAAAGATACTGTTTTAAATGACTTTGTTAAAATAATGCAAGACTACAATCTTTTCGACTATCGAAAACATGATAAAACACGCTCAAAGTACGTGATTGATAGCGGGCATTTCGTGGAGTTTATAGGACTTGACAAAGAAGATATAGGGAAGGGGCGTAGAAGAAAATTTGTTTATATTAACGAGGCAAACAAAATCACACAAAAGCAATACAGTGATATTACAGCAAGGGCGGAGATAGTTATAATCGATTTTAACCCCGACAAACACTTTTGGGGTCACGATTTAATAAATGATTTCAACTTTATAAATTTAACCCACAACGACAATGAGTATTTAAGTGATAATGAGCGCAACAATATTTTAGCTTATTATGAAAAAGGCTACAATCCCGACGGAACAGTTAAGAATGAATTTTGGGCTAACCAATGGCGAGTGTATGGTTTGGGCGAAATAGGTAGCATTGAGGGGCGTGTGTTTACGCACTTCAAAGAAGTTGATGCTATGCATTTCTTGAAATTACCGTTTAAGTCGCATTATGGTGTCGATTGGGGAGTAAACCATAAATTTGCAATAATTGAGGGCAAATATGATAGAGATACAAACACTATCTATTACCACGAGTTGAATTATAAAAGCGAAAATGAATTAATATCTGAGTTACCAAGCGAGTACATTGCTAAAATGAATGAGAATGGTGGAATTATTAGATATACTTTTGATAAGTTACAAATACCTAAAAATGCAGATATAGTTTGCGACTGTGCAAATCCCGAAAAGATTTTAACGTTAAGAAAATACGGTTGGGAGCGAGCCTACGGAATAGCGAAACCAAAAGGCAGTATAATGAGCGGTATATCATTGATGCAAGGCACAAATGTATTCTATACATCAACTTCTAACGGTATAAGATTAGAACAGCAAAACTACTCCTACGCCAAAGATAGATTAGGAACTATTGACGATGAAGTAATAGACGATTTTAACCACTCATTAGATGCTTGCCGTTACCTACGCAAACATTTTGAAACAAGAAAATAAAAAAAGTTATTATTATTTAGACTAAATAAAAATAAAGTATTATATTTGCGATTGTAAAATGTTAATTTAGAGTAGTTAGGTTTTTTAATATTGTAATTTTGCTACCTCAATTTTGGTAGGATTGAGGTAGTTTTTTAAAAAAGCAAATGGCATATAATTTTAATTTATCATTCGGGAGAAGTTTACCTAATTTCGTTGAGAGAGATGTAAAAGGCAACTGGTTTTACTCAATGCTTTTCGGAAGTAAAAAGAGAGGTGGCTTCAAGGACTATGAATGTATGCTAAATGAAGTTTTGCAAAACCCAGCAATTTTAAAAGTACTTACATTTAGAGCTGATGTTTATTCACAAGTTAGAATAGACAGCTACAAAAATGATAAAATAGACAAAAAAAACATTCTTTTTGATATACAAAAACGCCCTAATTATTGGCAAACGTGGAGCGAGTTTCATTTTGATGTAGAGTTTTATCGTTGTTTAAAGCAGCTAAATCTTTGAGTTGAGATTCTTTAACCTCACCCATATAATTAATTAAAGCCTCTGCTTGTTTATTAAGATCAGTAACAGGTTTTTTAGTCTCAGGATCTATTTGAATAGAACCATCTTCATTACGTTTATATATATCATTATCAACACTAAATCCATCAAAGTTACTATCTATTAGTTTAGATAATGTACCTTGCATAGCTTTTTTACCTTTATTATCAGAGTAAACACCTCTTGCTCCACCTAATCCTCCTAACACAGCTCCTAGTAATATAGATTTCTGTCCTTCAGTAGTAGTTAATGTATTAAGATATTCATCTGCTACACCTTCAAGAAATCCTTTATTAGTCTTTCCTAAAGCTTTATTCTTCTCATAATTCTCAATAGATGTTTGACCAGCCTCTTCTACAAAACCTTCAGATATAATAGAACCAGTAATAGATTTAGTATAATCTTTAATACCTTGTTTCTTAGCAACAGGGTTATTAACTAACTTACCTGTAGCATCTCTGAAATCATCTAATAAAGACTTATCCTTTGTAAACCTACCTAATAGATTTTTATTCATAATTGCATTAGGTACAACTAATAAAGCCATATTACCAAAGAATGTATTTCTAGCTGCCTCAACTATTTCTTCAGGAGTAGCTCCACTATCTTTTAAATTATCAGCAACACCTTTAGCTTCTGCTAATGATTCAATAGAAGTATTTAAAAGGGTTTGAGTACCTAATTCTACATTAGCACCTGCC